CTGTTACAACAACATTAGATGCTAACTTTGTGACAGCTAATGAAACAGTGATCATAGCAGAAACAACAACAGGTAGTGCAACAGTTAATGCAGTGTCAATTGCTACAGGCGGCACAATTAGTGCGTCTAATTTTGTAGCGTTGATCCAAGCATCTGCACTAACCAAAGTTACTGCCACATATAATACTACTACAAGAAGTTTCACACTAACTCACGCAAGTGGTGGTGAAATTATGCTAAGTGGTACTACTTGGGCAGACGTGTTTACTGGCGACGAAAGCGATTTATATACAGGCCCAAGCGGCACAACATATGAATTTAGAGTCAGCAACTGGAAGCCACTATCAACTGATGGTTACACAGTGTCTAGTACACAGCCAACAGATGTTCCAGCAGACAGCACATTATGGTATGCAGGTTATCAAAATCAAGTGGACATTATGGTACATAATGGTACTACTTGGGTTGGTTACTTACAAGCATATCCAGCAACTAACGCAACTGGTCCATTTGTACAAGCAACAAAGCCAACAAGACAAAATGATGGCACAGCACTAGTTGAAAATGACCTATGGATTGATACAAGCGATCAAGACATGTATGGTCAAAACATCAAACGCTGGAATGATCGTAGCAAGACATGGGACGCAGTTACAACAACTGACCACACAAGTCAATTTGGTATTATCTATGCAGATGCACGTTGGGGTGCAAGCGGCGACAGTACTACAGCAGGCACAATTGTTGAATTATTAGCAAGTAACTATGTTGACTTTGATGCTCCAGATCCAACAGCATATCCACGTGGCATGCTAATGTGGAATACACGTAGAAGTGGTTTCAACATCAAACAATACAGAGTTGGTTATGTAGATACAAGCGCAACTAACCCACGTCAAAGTGATGAGCCAATGACTGCTTACTTTGCTGATCGTTGGGTAAGTGTAAGTGGTCAAGATTTGAATCAAGTTTCATATTTTGGTCGTAAGGCACAAAGAGCATACGTTGTTGGTCAACTAAAAGTTGCTATCAATACAAACCAACGTATTTTAGATGAAGACAATATTTTCTTCAACCTAATTGCTTGCCCAGGATATCCAGAACTAATTAGCGACATGGTGAACTTAAACAATTCACGTAACGGTACAGCACTTGTAGTTGGTGATACACCAATTCGTTTAGCAAGTGATGCTAACAGTATTGTTAACTATGGAACTGATTATTTTAACAGTGGTATTGATGGTGAACAAGGACTACACACAAACAGTGACCATTTAGCAGTATACTATCCAAGCGGATTGACTACTGACCTAAGTGGAACTAACGTTGTTGTTCCAGCAAGTCACATGATGTTACGTACAATTGCAATTAGTGATCAACGTAGCTTCCAATGGTTTGCTCCAGCTGGTACACGTCGTGGTGGTGTTACTAACGCAACAAGCGTTGGTTACCTAAAAGACGGTAGCTTTATACCAGTTAGTTTAAATCAAGGAACCCGTGACCAAATGGCACAGGTTAAGATCAACCCAATTACAAATATTCCTGGCGCAGGACTAGTTGCATTTGGACAGTATACAAAGACTGGAGTTAATAGTAGTTTAGACAGAATTAACGTGGCACGTTTAGTCAGCTACCTGCGTAGACAATTGGGTATTATCACTAAGCCGTTCTTGTTTGAACCAAATGACAAACAGACACGTAGTGAGATTAAGAATGTTTGCGAAAGCCTAATGTTAGACTTAGTCAGCTTACGTGGCGTCTATGACTTTATTGTTGTTTGTGATGAAACTAATAACACACCAAGCGTTATTAGCAACAACCAACTTTATGTAGACATTGCTGTTGAGCCAGTTAAGGCAGTTGAATTCATTTACATTCCTTTGAGATTGAAGAATGTGGGTGATATTAAGTCACGTCAATAATAAGGAGCTATAAATGGCAATTTCAAGTTTAAGTAGATTTTCAGTACCCGTTCCAGGGGGCCAAAGCGCAACTAGCCAAGGCTTACTAATGCCTAAGCTCAAGTACCGATTCCGTGTACTTTTAGATAACTTTGGCGTTACAAAACCAGCAACTGAACTGACCAAACAGGTTATGACAGTTGCACGTCCAAATGTACAGTTTGATAGTCAAACCATTGACGTTTACAACAGCAAGATTTTCTATGCTGGTAAGCACACATGGCAACCTATCCAAATGACTGTGCGTGATGATGTAAACGGTCAAGTTTCAAGGCTAGTAGGCGAGCAAGTACAAAAGCAATTTGACATGTTAGAACAAGTAAGTGCGGCTTCAGGCAGCGATTACAAATTCACAATGCGTGTTGAATTGTTAGATGGCGGTAATGGAGCACAAGATCCAAATGTGTTAGAAACATTTGAACTTTATGGATGTTTCCTAACAGATATCAACTATAACGAACTAACCTATGCGGAAAGTGGTCCAGTTGATATTACTATGTCAATCCAATATGATAATGCGCTACAGTTAAACGGCGCCGGTAATCCTAATGGTATTGGTACGTTTGTTGGCAGAGCTTTACGTCAGACTTTGACAGGCTAATACAAATTAGGGAGTGAATCGAAAAGCCTGGATTTTTCCAGGCTTTTTTATCGTACTAAATATTGTTATGGCTAATATATTCACAAATTTCTTAAATAATGCCTCTGGTGATTTGGCAAATACCAATTTAAAAGATTCTAGACATGCCACTAGGCTGTTTGTGCAAAACTTTTATAGATTGGCACCCAAGCACGGATTTTTATATTTTGTTCGTTTTAGACTTAATCCAGAAGTGGCCAATGCTGAAGCTTGGAGATCTAGCCGTCAAGATTTAGAGTTAGGTATGTTGGTTAAAAAATGTGACTTGCCTAAAGTTACGTTTGAAGGCGGCACCGTCAATGCCTATAACAAAAAACAACCAGTATATACTAAACTCACATATCAACCACTTCAGATGGTCTTGCATGATGACAATGCAGGCTTAGTAAGAAGTTTTTGGCAGTTGTACTATCAATATTATTCTGCAGACAGTTATTCAGGTGGCTCCAATCCTGCTCCAGGTGCAGGAACTGTAAATTATATTAATAGATACATACGTCCAACACTGCGCCCAAATGAACAACAAATAGCTCGTTCAAATCCAAGCGCAGGAAACTATTCAGATACAACAGATCCCGCACGTTATGGTCTAGACAGTGACCCTGTAACACCACTAATACGTTCCATTGAAATATATCAGTTGAGCCGTAAGAATTTTTTCATGCACACATTGATCAATCCAAAAATTAGAGCTTGGAACATGGACACTGTGGCTAGTGATAAAAAAGATTTAATGGAACACAATGTTACTCTTGAATATGAGGGTATATATTTTGGTAAAGGCAGAGTCACACGTTTTAATCCAGATGGTTGGACTGACCTACACTATGATTTAGATCCAAGTCCAATTGGAGGCTTGTTTGGAAGAGGTGACGGATCACTATTTGGCCCATTTGGTCTAATTGCAGACGGAACAACATTGTTCCAAGACCTACAAGGCATTGACAACGGTCAGCCAGTAGATCAAAGAACTGCTCTTGCTATATTGCTCAAGTCTGCAAAGTTAATAGGTAACGCAAGTAATCTAAATACATCATTGGCAGAACAAGAAGTACTAAATGCCACACTAAATTCTGCAGGGTTTGGCATCACTGACACTGCTACTGGATCAGTAGTTGGTTTGGTAATACCAAATAATAATATTACCAATACCACTACTGTGGCACAGCCAAGAACTGTTACGCAGACAACTGCTACACCAACAACTACAACAACTACTACAACAACTTATAGTGATCCTTATACAACACCTGATGGCAAACCAGTAAAAGTAAATAATTCAGATGTTGATAATGCGCTTAACCAATTTTTATCATCAAGCCCTTTCAATAGACAAGCATACAATAATCTATCAGAAAATGATCAGATTACATTATATAATAAGGCTAACTCAGCAATAAGTAATCCTGCTGTGCCTTATAGTGTTTATGGCAGTGCTGAACAAATTGCAGCCGCCAAAACAGGATATGCTAATAAAGTATTTTTAGAAAAATTACAGGCGGCGGCTATAAATTTAGCCGCTTATGGAACTTAATATGGCAAACGTATATTCAAATTTACCTAGTAAAGAACTAAACAGTTTACAAAAAGT